ATATTAGGACGATCAGAACTAAAAGCGTGGTTAATAGATAATATGAAAAAATGAAGGACAAAGTTCTTAAAACCAAATCAGATGGCGAGCCGGTTCTTTCTTCCATAAGACTGTTCGTAGCCACTCCTTGTTACGGCGGAATGCTGACAACAAATTATTTTGAAAGCTGTATGGGCTTAATGGCTGAGTGCATACAGAAACGGATAGGATTACAGTTTGCCACCATTGGAAATGAATCATTGGTGACCAGGGCTCGCAATACTCTGGTTCAATTGTTTATGGACGATGAAAAAGAATACACGCATTTGATGTTCATTGACGCGGATATCGGTTTTGAGCCTAAAACAATCTTTCGTATGCTGGATATGGACAAGGAAGTGGCAGCCTCCATTTATCCGCGCAAAGCCATTGATTGGAATAAGGTGAAAAAGAAATTGAAAGAAAAGCCTGATATTACTCCTGAGGAGCTGCACGCTTTTTCTCTGCAATATAACTTAAATGTCAAAAATCCTGAGCATGTTGAAATGCAGAAAGGATTTATTGAGGTTATGGACGCGCCCACAGGATTTATGCTTATTAAGAGAAACGTATTCAATAAAATGAAAATGGCCTATCCTCATCTTAAGTTTACCAATGACCAGCATTTAGGACAGCCCCATGAGGACAAATTTAAAGGTCACGACACATCGGACTGGAACTACGCTTTCTTTGATACGATGATTGATCCCGATTCAAAAAGATACTTGTCAGAAGACTATGCATTCTGTAGATTATGGCAGAAAATTGGTGGTACCGTCTATGCGGATATAATGAGTGGCTTAACGCATTACGGAACTTATGCCTTCAGAGGAAATGTAGGAACTCAATTCTTGCCACCAAGGAAGAAGTAATTTATTATGTGGGGCTATGGAATTAACCGATTTAAAATTTCAACCAGGAATAGATAAACAGGACTCACCTTACGCGGCGGGAGACGACCGGCGCTACATTGATTCTGATTTTGTGCGTTTTCACTACGGAAAACCAGAGAGATGGAACGGATGGGATTATCTTCCCAATCCTAATACAACAGTGGTGGGCGTGGTCCGCGATACGCATGCCTGGATCAGTCTGGACGGAACAAGGCATCTCGCCTTGGGAACCGACAGGAAGCTGTATGTTTTTGTTGGAGGAGTGTTCAATGACATTACACCAATAAGATTAGAAGCGTCTTTAACTGATCCTTTTACGACCAACGGCACGACGACTGTTTCCGTAGAGGATACGGCGCACGGCGCGAGTCAGGGAGATTTCGTGACCTTTGATTCATTCTCCGCCATTGACGGCTTGGACATGAATAATGAATTTGAAATAACTACCATCACGGACACGGATAACTATACCGTCACTCATACGAGTACGGCGTCAGGATCCACGTCAGGCGGCGGAGGAACAGGAAATGCTAAGTATCAACTGTCCATTGGAGAAGCGACATCCACTTTGGGATATGGATGGGGCACGTCCACGTGGGGAGATAGTACATGGGGTACAGCTCGTGCAGCATCAGATGTGGTCATTTATGCAAGAAACTGGTCACTTGATAACTTCGGGGAGGATTTGATCGCAACGGTCATTAACGGCGGAACATATAAATGGGATCTTTCAGTTGGTGTTGGTACCAGAGCGGTAGCTGTTTCAAACGCCCCTACGGCGTCACGATTCAGTCTAGTGTCTGCGGACACCCGTCACCTTTTTTGCATAGGAACGGAGACAACGATAGCAAACACAGCGACGCAGGATGACTTGTTTTTTAGATGGTCGGACAGGGAAGATCTGACCGATTGGACTCCTGTAGCGACAAACGAAGCGGGATCTCTTCGTATTGCGGATGGATCACGTATCATAGGAGCCGTTAAATCAACGGGACAGATACTTGTGTGGACGGATAAATCCCTGCATGGCATACAGTTTGTTGGAACTCCTTATACTTTTGGACAGCGTCAATTGGGAGCTAACTGCGGACTCATCTCACAACACGCAGCCATAGATGTAAACGGAAAAGCCTTCTGGATGGGGGAGAATTCCTTTTACATGTATGATGGTGTGGTTAAAAAAATGCCTTGCTCTGTACAAGACTTTGTATTTGATGACATCAGTTTCACTAATAAAAATGACATTGCATGCGGACTGAATACTGAATTCAATGAAATTATTTGGTATTACGCCACTGCCAGTGCTACGCAAATTGACAGAGGAGTTGTCTATAATTATTTGGAAAATACGTGGTATACCATCAGTCTTGACAGAACCACTTGGTTGGCGGCGGAAATATATGAACAGCCTATCGCCACTCAATACAGCACGACTTTAACGGCTAATTCCGCGACAATTCTAGGCCTGACGGCGGGAGCCTCTTATGTCTACGAGCAAGAGAAAGGAAACAATCAAGCGGACGGTACAGCGATCAGTGCAAGCCTGACTTCAGGATCCATTGAAATTGCCTCGGGAGACAATCTCATGTCCGTCAGTAAATTCGTTCCTGATTTCACTAATTTAACAAACAATGTGGCTGTCACCTTGACTCTGGAACAGTATCCACAATCAGCAGCTAATGTGACAACAACAGGAAACGTCACGTCTACAACACAAAAAATTGATGTACGTGGAAGAGGACGATCCGTGAGCCTCGCTTTTGTATCCAATGCTATTAATGACACGAACTGGCGACTAGGTTCCATGAAACTACAGCTCAGACCAGATGGAAGAAGATAATGCCTAAGATTACAATCACACGTTTACCTAACGCGACACCAGAGTATGAAAGTGGTCAGTTTGATCAAATGATTCGTCTTCTGGAGCAAATTATTCTGCTTCTTAACACTTCCTATGCGCAGGATTTAGAAGAACAAAGTAGCGGAAGGAGTTGGTTCCTTGGCTGATACCTTTAAAAATGTCGGTCTGGATATGACCACCACTGGTCCTACAACCATTTACACTGTTCCAACGGCTAATCCAGGAGCACTGCCTCCTGTTTTTCCAACCACGGCTGTAATTAAATCCATTCTCATATGCAATGATTCGGGAAACACGACAGAGTATACCATAGAATGGACTGACAGCAGTGCTTCGGCGACTTATAAAATTACCAATGACAAGACTATTACCACCGACACTACCTATGAAGTTCTGTCACAGCCTCTTGTTCTAGAGGAATCAGACTTAATTAAAATTACAGCTAACGCCGCCAATGAGATTCACATAACAATGAGCTTTTTAGAAACAACAAAAGGAGCCCTCTAATCGAACTTCATTCTTTATTCATTACTCCTGTGTTTTCAGTAAATTTCACCAATGGTGACTATGGAGACTTGATTAAATCCGTCAGGGATGTTCAAAAAAAGGACTCAAAAGGAATTCAAAAAACAAATCAAGGGGGATGGCACAGCCGTGATGATCTCCACGAAGATAAGCGTTTTGGTGTCATTAAAGCGGATATGATTCTCTACTGCATAGAGGCATTGGATCACTTAGGCGTGGAGGATCACTATGAACCTTCTCTTACTGGTCTGTGGGCCATGATTAATAAGCCAGGAACCTATAATAAATTGCATTCTCACCCCCATAATTATCTCTCAGGAGCTTTTTATCTGCAAGTGCCAAAGGACAGCGGAAAATTAACTTTTCATAACCCTCACCCCCAATCTGAAGTTCTTGCCCCCCTTATGAAAAAGGATCAATCCATTCATCTAGCTCCCCGCGTAGGGTGGCAGCCAAAAGTTAATGACTTGCTTATTTTTCCTTCATGGCTTAATCATGAGGTGGAAATTAATAATTCAAAAGAGGATAGAATTATGTTAAGTTTTAATGCTAAAATACAAAGGAAAGTAAATTAGATGGCTAAAATAGTAGAACCGGCAGAACTTTTAGGACACATGGATACATTGGACGGGAGAAGAATTCCACGTTATAAATGTAAAAGTGAAACCACCCTTACCAATACAGTAACAGGGGAGGAATACGACTCCGAAGATGCAATGAAAACCGATGTTGATAATCCTGCCACAGCGACAAAAGATGAACACATCAGACGTGATGTCAAAGTATTTGCGCCATCACTGGCGGATATGCTCGGGGTAGTTCCTAAAGATTAGGCGCTGCAAGCTTCGCATTCAGCTTCAGCTTCATTACCACCTACACTGAAACTTATATCCTTATTTTCAGGAGAATTCTCACACCCGCATCCATTCTTGTGATCTTTTAATTCTTTCTGTAGTCTTACATTATCTCTCTCAACCGCCATTAGTCTTTCGTGATACCGTCCTGTTTTATCGGCAAGGACAGCGATAGCCTTCAATACCTCTTGATTTTCCATTTTTTTCTCCTGATTTAAATTTTGGGGTGAGAACCAATTTAAACACATCATCGATTTAAATCAAGATGATTAATGTCAAATTGTGATAATAGTTTTCTTGACAAAGGAAATGTGATATGGAAAGGCAGAATTATGAATCAGAAAGATAGATAAATGATTTTAGAAGAATTAGACATTTTTAGTATCCCTCTTAAAAAATTTCAATTTC